TCACGCTCTTGTTACCGCTGGCATGGTTCATGGTTCAAAGTTCTCCAGGGAAGGGTGAGTCAGGTTCAGGCGAGCTTGAGAGCCACAACCGGGCCGGCTTCGGTGGTTGAGCCGAGCGAGTGCACGTTGATGTCGAGCCTCTGAATCGCACGGAAGGCAGTTTGGTCAGCCTCAAAGTAGCGATCGGTGCTCGTCGCAACCTGCATGTCGGACTTCACCGCCATGATGCCAGCTAGCGACAGGTCGCCAACGTAGGCGGCCACGGTGCCCGTTGTTGGGGTTGCCGTCATCTTGAGCACCCACACGACCGGCAGGCCAAGGAAGGTGTTCGGCGTGCCCTGGGCAAGATTCGCCGCCGTGTTGCCACCGGACAGCGCACCGATGGTGCCCGAGCCGGCGGTGCCGCTCGACAGCATCATTCGCTGCACGCTGTTGTGGTACACGCTTGGGTGCATGTACCAGGCCGACGTACCGATGGCGTAGCGCGGAAGCTTCGCCAGAGCGCCAAGGTAATCGTCAATGTCGAGCGCCGCGATGGACGTGTTGCCGCTGGCAGCCGTCGCAATCGACGCGGTGTGCGTGCCGTCATCAATCTGGGCAAGACCCCGGATTCCGCCGTAGCTCGAGGTGCCCGTGCCGTTGAAGGCCGCATCGTCGATGGCGGACGACAGCGACGTGGCGTATTCCTGCGCGAGCCACGAAGCAACCGAAATTGCGTTGTCGGCCAGCAGCTCGTTGCTGACCTTGGTGGCACAGGCCAGCTTCTTGGCCACCAGCTGCACCATCGTTGCGGTCGGGTCGCTCGTCGTGATGGTCGAGTTTTCACCGAGCCAGTACGAGGTCACGCCCGTCAGACGCCGAGGCACCAGAAGGGTGTCCGAAGACATCGTGACGTTCTGGAAAACGTTCATCGCCACGCCGAACTTTTCGACAAGGCGGATGATCGTGTTGGAGAAATCCTCAAACACGAGGTTTCCGCCGAGGCTGTTCACCTGGCCGCCCATGTCGCGGTACTCAGTGCCGAGGTGGTCCGAGCACCACTGCCGAGCGTTCCGGTCACCGAAGTGAGCCTTGAGCCACTGGCCGCAGCGGTGGGCCATCTCGGGCGACTCGAAAATGCCGGGCTTGTAGCCACGGGTCGAAATGGGCTCGATGCGAGTCTTCACGTCGGTTGTCTCCACGGGTGCAGCGCGGTGCAGAACCTTGAGCAGTTCGGCCTTGCGGGCCTCGGCCGCTTCGGCCTTGGAAATGGCGGACTTGATCCGCTCAGCCTTGGCAAGCAGGGCGTCGTACTTGGCCTGACGGGCCTCGACGGCCTCAACGGCGGATCGCTCGCCTTCAACGGGCGTGCCGTCCGTGTTCTCGGCAGCCTCTTCAGCAGCGCCCTCTTCATCAAGCATGCCGAGATCGGCAAGCGTGGCGGCGAGTTCGTCGAGAAGTTCCTTGACCTTGCTGGCGGCCATGTGCGTGGCTCCTGTGTGCGGTAGGTGGTGACCTATTCGCACGGTAGAGCCGGGCCGGGCAGTCCTTGCAGATACGCTTTGCGTTCCGTTGCTTACTTATGCAACGAGCGGCGGCGAATCTCGCACGACTTCACAACGTGCTTGGCAGTCTTTCGGCAGGACGGGCACCGCAAGTAGCGAGTGCACAAGCCGCCTTTTTCCATTGACGAATACACGCCAAGACGTGCAGAGCGGCAGTGGCTGCAAACATCACCCGACTTTGTGGCCATGCTGCCTCAAAAACCTACGAATCGCTTTCTCTGACTTCGCATCCCGTCGAAGTGCCGGCAGCTTCAGCGCCGGTCGGTGCGATTGTAGGAACCGCTCATAGGACCGCACCGCCACGCCCGTGGTGGCCTGCTCATACGCCGGCTGAAGGACTGGCGACACGTCGTAAATGCCTTTCACCGAAACGACGCTGCGAAGTGCCGTACCGTCCTCGTCCTTGTCCCATGATTCCTCGCCAATGACGAAGGCGAAGGAACTCCCCCACACGTCACCTCGAGCGATGAGCGTGGAGAGATCATGCCCCAGCTGCGTGTCGGGCACTTCGACGCTGTACCGCATGCCCTCGTCGTCGGTGTTCACCGTCAGCGTGCCGCTCCGGGTTGATCCCAGCACGTAGTTCGGATCATGGTTCCACAAGGCCACAACCGGGTGCGACTGCTCATTGAGAGCACGGGTAAACGCCCCCGGCAGGATCTGCTCGCGGAACGTGCCGAGCATCGTCGAGCGGACGTTGTACTTGGCGGCATAACCGCCGATGTACGCCTTGCCGGCCTCTCGGGTTTCCATCGTCAGCGGCAGGGCAACGCAGCGGCGTTCAAGGTTGTCCATGTGGATCACTTCTTCTTGGGGGATTTGCGAGAGCGTGGCAGCGGGCCTGCGGGCTTGACGGCTCCCTCAACCGGAGTCTCGCCGTCGAGCAGGTTGTCTGTGTACGACTGCGGCAGGTTGTCAGCCGGGGCCGGCTCGCCGCCGTTGCCAACGGCGGCCGTGGCCGCAATGCCCTGCATCGTGGTCAGGTTCATCTGCATGTACCGCTGATCGCCCTCGGGGCCGATCGGATTCATGTTGAGCACTTCACGGCACTCGTTGACGCTGTAGATGCCGGTGGTCAACATCGTCTGCAGCCATGCACCTTGAGCGGCCAAGTCGCCACGCAGCAGGCCACGGGTGTCAAACTCTGCGAAGTACACGTCATCCTGCGTCACAAGATCCCGCGTGATCGCCGACTCCCAGCGGCGGAACCACGGCAGAAGCGTCTGCTGCACCAAGTCGATGGCGGCCTGTTCCTGCGACGCATAGCCGACCTTCGTCTTGTCCTGCACGTACGACGGGTCCACGCGGTACGCCCGGCAAATCTCAATCACCTGATATTGCCGGGTCTCAAGAAACTGGCTCGCCTCGTTGCTGCTCTGCACGTCCTTCCAATGCACGCCCTGCGGCAGGACTGCCGTCCTGTGGGCACGATCGGCACCACGGTGGATACGCTCAAACTGCTCACGCAGCCGCTCGGCCGTCTCCACCGTGATCGGGTTGTCGGATTCCATGAGGCCCGACAGCCGGCAGGCGTTGCCGAAGTAGCTCCCGCCATGAGCCTCAAGAGCCTGGGCCAAGGCGATGGCGTCGCGGCAGAGGTTGATCGGCAGCATGCCAGTCACGGAGTCGTTGGACAGCCACCGCAGGTGAAAAATCTGATCCTGCCGGTAGTACGACTCACTGCCGTTCTGCTCGCGGTAGCAGTACCGCAGCGTGCCGTCCTCGAGCTGCGTCACCTTCATGCGTGACGGGTGCAGCGGCCACAGTTCCGAAACGGCCCCGGCGGAACCGCTGCGGATCTCGGCGTAGGCGTTGCCGTAGAGCAGGCAGTGGGCCGTCAGCATTTCGCGGAACTCAAAACTGGTCTGCCACCCGTTGGGCTGCTGGCTGAGAATGCGGTACAGCGGCAGATCGCGGGCGCGTTCCTTGCCGCCCTCAGTCAGCCGCCGATACAGGTGCAGCGGAATCGTGGCGACGTTCTCGGAGATCAGCCGCACGCAAGCCAAAACCGCCGAGCAGTTCATCGACGTTTCTGGCGTCACTCGGACGCCGGCCGGGCCTCGAGCAGGCGATTCGCTCCAGCCGTCGCCGTAGGTGCCACGCAGGTCGATGATGCGGTACGACTTATCCTCGGGCGTCTCGGCGTTGGCAATCATATCGTGTGAATTTCCCAAGTTTGTTCTGGCTTCGGTGCCGTCGCCTTTTGCCACAGCCCCAAGGCTTCAACCAGAGCCACCATGCCGTCTATGCGTTCCGTGGATTTACTTTTGCTTGGCTTAATGTCGCCGGCGTGGTTCATCTCGATAGACACGTTATTGGCCATCCACGACAGCAGCGGGTTGTTGGCGTGCCGCAGACGGCCGGAAAGCGTCAGCGTCTCCAAAAACTTACAGGGGCTTGAGAAACTGCCGTATCCCTGCCTGAACTCTACGATTTCAAAGCCGTCTCCTTGCAGTTGCTGAGAGATGTGCTGAGCGTTCCACGGGTCAATGCCCATCTGCCGAATCACGAAACGCTTGCTAATTTCGTTGATGTCTCGCCGCACGGTGTCGTAGTCGGTGGCGTTGCCGTCCGTGAGCCGTAGCAGCGGCCCGTACTCTGTGCGTTCCTTGGCCCAGTCGAGATAGGGCACCTTGTCCCGGTGTGCCCGGCCTTGGGCGTTCTCAGCAGCGGCCCAAAAGAATGGCAGCACGTCAAAGGTGCCGTCATCGTCTGGGAAGAGATACACGGCGCACGTCAAGTCCGTGGTGCTTGATAAGTCCAGCCCAACGTACGCCTGGCGGCCGTCGAGTGGTCGCAACTCGCCGCCGCAGGCGGCCCACTTGTCGGGCAGAATCCACCGCACGTCTGAGGCCGTGGCAACGTCCAGCCGATACCGCAGGAAAGAATTGAGTTTGCTGGGGCTGTTCTTGGCCTCCAAGGCGTCGGCAGCGAATGACTCCAGCGTGATGGTATGCCCGAGCGACGGGTTCGCCTTTCGCCAGGTGGCCTCGTCAAACGGGTCGTCCGCCTCGTCGGCCTTGTAGACGCAGCCAAAGAACGAAGGATCTAGCGTCGGGTCAGCCTTGCACCGCTCGGCGTATGTTCGCTGTTCCCACCAGAGCGAATTCCGATCCAGTTCTCCGGCCGTCGTGATCGACAGCAGCAGTGGCTGCCGGCGGGCCGCGCCGCCGTACCGCAGGGCATCCCACAGTCGCCGATCACGTTGGGCGTGCAGCTCGTCAAAAAGCAGGGCGTGAATGTTCAGCCCCTCGGCACGGAACGCATCGGCCGAGAGTACCCGGTAGAACGAGTTGCTGGCCCGGTGAATGATCGTCTTCCGACTGTCCACAACCTCGAGCACCTTGGACAGGGCAGGGGATGCCCGCACCATCGCGGCTGCCTCGCGGTAAATGATGCCGGCGGACTCACGATCCGTACACGCACCGTAGACTTCGCTGCCCGCTTCGCCATCGGCCACCAGCATGTAGATGGCTATCCCTGCCAGCAGCGTGCTCTTGCCGTTTTTCTTTGGGACTTCAATGTAGGCCACGCGGTGCTGCCGAGTGCCGTCCGGTTTCAGACGCCCGAATAACTCACGGAAGATGTCATGCTGCCACGGGAGCAGCTTGAAATTGTCTCCGGCGTGTTGCCCTTTTGAATGGCGAAGCACGCCTTCAAAGAACCGGGCAACCCGGAGGTATTTGGCTTCGCCTTCTGGCGTGAGCCTAGGCACCTTCGGAAGCGAAGAACGCTTCAAGGTCGTCTTTCGGGGCTTCGGCTTTCGTGCCAAGTTTCACCCTGCTACTCGGCGTCAGGCCAAACTCGCCCATCAGGCTGGCCTGCAAAACCACGAGCCCGCGATACAAACTGCCGGCGGGGTTTGGTTTCACGCCGCCCAAATCTGTCTTGATTGTTGGACCGCTGACCCTCAGCTCGAGCAAACACGCCTGCGCTGCCGCGTGAACTTCACACAGCGTCGCAAGTGCCTCGCCGTCGCCAGTGGTCAGGACGTTCATCTTGCACAGGATGTCAACGAGTTCGGTCCACTTGGCCACGGCCAACGGCTCAACGTTCAGCCGGTCGGGCATCGGCGGCGCACCGGGGGGGGCGGACGGCTCACGCTTGGCCGGGCCGCGGTGCGTTCCTTCCAGAATCTTGATGGCCGTGGGTTTGGACTTTCGCCCCATTTTCACGCTTTCTGAAAAACGACGCGGGATTTCTTTGCCGCGCATACAGGGA